AAAGAATTAAGCTGCGAAACTTAAAAGGAAACAATATGCTTCTAACAATTAAAGGACAAGTTCCAAGCAAAAGCAATGGCTATCGAATAGCTAACAATCGCTTGTTTAAATCAAGAGAGCTTAAAGAATACGAGGAGGCATTCGCTTGGCAAGCAATGAAAGTATTGCAAGAGTTTAACGATAAGTTTGGGATTACAATGAAAGTATGCTTTCAATCAAATAGGTCAGACTTGGACAATGCAGCTAAAGTAATTTTAGATTGCTTGCAGACATCGGGAATCATTAAGAACGATAGAAACTGCTGGCAGTTGCAAATGACAAAGCAAATTGATAAATTGAATCCAAGAGTAGAGATTTTTATATACAAAATTGATTAATCATTTTTTTTCGATATGCAAGAGCTGCCAAAGAATTACGAAAATGCTTTGCAATGGATCGATGAGCAATTAACCAAGCCTAACCAGTTTGAAATCAATCTTGGCGGAGGCATAATAGTAAACGATTTGCATAAGTGCTTGGCAATCAAGAAAGAAAGATTGCTAAACTTAGATGGATATAACCAAAAAATAGTATTTTTACAATGTAAACTAATTAAAGACTACCTAAATGAAACTAACTGAAAGAGAAACGATTGTAATTTATGCGGGGCTAACTAACGCATTAATTGACCACATAGATAACGACTTCCGCAAAAACATCTTTAACAAGCAAAGCCTAAAGTTTAAGAGTAATGCGGTCTTAAAGGAGCTTGAAGCAATTACTGATAAGCTTTACTCAAAGGAAGCCTCCGCTGAAGCAGTTGACCAACATATTGAAGCTGGTAACATAATGATAAAGCTATTCCGTATGGGCATTCAAATGAGCGATATGGATGATGTAAAACACGAAGGCTTAAATACTCAAATAAATTTATTACTTAAATCCTACGGAATAGATGGAATCGAATTCTAATATGGTTGACCATCCGCAAAGTTTAGTTGATAGATTTTGGAAATATGTCAACAAAGGTCAAGATAATGATTGTTGGGAATGGACTGGAAGTTTAATGGTTAGAGGCAATTATGGTCAATTAAGACATAATCTAAAAACATTAAAATCTCATCGAATTTCCTATGAATTACATTATGGCAAAATTGAAGATGGTAAAATGATATGCCATAAATGCGGTAATAGTAAATGTTGCAATCCTAATCATTTATATGCTGGAACTTCAAAGGATAATCATAATGATGCAGTTAAACATAAAACAGCATATTATTTAAAACCACAACATCCAGAAGATGTACATAGTGCTAAAATAAATTATGAAATTGCTAATATTATTAGAAACAGTAATGAAAGCGGTGTAGTTTTAGGTAAAAAATTTGGAATAACAAGAACAATGATTAGCAGAATTAAAAGAAATTTATCATGGAAAATTTAGATATGATTAATAATCCCCAACACTATCAAGGCAAGACCTTCGAAGTGATTGACATTATTAACGACTACTCATTGAACTTTGAGTTAGGCAATGCAATCAAGTATATCTTGAGAGCAGATAAGAAAGGGAATAAGAAGCAAGACTTGGAAAAAGCCATTTGGTATTTGAATCATGAGCTATCTAAATTCAGAGGATAAAAGATTAATTATTGAAGCCTTTATAATCGGATTCATCGAAATTTCGTTTATAGTATATATGGCTATTAAAATTTACCATAAATCGAAAGAGCTATGAAGCCAGATGAAAGAGCATCCTTCCTATGCAATCACGCTAACTTTTTTTGTAGAGATAGAAGCAATGCCGTTGAGCTTGCTTTGCTTATGTGCGAACTTGTACTTGAGAATCGTTTAAAAGAAGATGACAAAGTCTATTGGAAGCTTGTCGTTGAAGAGATATATAAACTACGATGAATCACATCTACCAAAAGCACAAGCACTGGATTAAGGTAGTAGAGAAGTTTGGAGAAAAGCATTACGCTGAAGATGTCGTGCAAGAAGCATACATTAAGATTTACGGCAAGGAGATAAACGAAGCCTATTTCTATTTCACGCTACGATCTATGACAATGGACTTGCACCGTAAGAAGGTAGAGAAGGTAGAGATTACAAAAGAGATAGAATACTCGTTAATAGAAGAGAACGATGAGTTTATCATTGAGCTTGCTAAACCTTACCAAGAATACATTGAAACTTGGGAATGGTATGATAAGAAGCTCTTTATGCTTTGGATTGAATCAGGTGTAAGTATGAGAGAAATAGCTCGAAGAACTAACATCGGGTTTATGTCAGTTTATAACACAATCAAAAATTGCAAAGAAAAGATAAAAAAATGGGAAAAAGAAAACCAAAAGGGTTAGGCGATTCGATTGAATCGTTTACTGAAGCAACTGGAATCAAGAAAGCAGTTGAATTATTTAGCGAGATTACTGGTTTAGATTGCGGATGCGATGAGCGCAAAGAGAAGCTTAACAAGATATTCCCTTACAAAAAGCCTAATTGCTTAAACGAAGAGGATTACAACTATTTAAAAGAGTTCTTCGCAACTAATCCAAGCCAAATTACTCCAGTAGTTCAAAGAGAGTTGTCAAGCATTTACAAGAATATCTTCAATGTAAACTTGGAATCTACATCATGTTCTTCTTGTTGGAGAGATTATATCGGGGAAATCAGACGAATTTATAACGAATATTAATATGGAAGAGAAACAAAGAGGAGGCAAAAGAGAAGGAGCTGGGAGAAAGTCAAAGGCTGAAGAGCAATCTTTAGTTGAGAAGCTATCGCCATTAGAGCCTAAAGCATTTGAGGCATTAGTAGCAGCGCTAGAAGACCATAAAGATTGGGCGGTAAAGCTATTCTTCCAATATCAGTACGGAATGCCTAAGCAAGTTATTGACCAAAATACAACTCATACGGTTAACGATTTCGATATTAAGGAGATTGTCAAATTCAAATGATAGGGTGTTGCTTTGAAAATCATTTTTAGCTATATTGCATTATGGAAATATGGAAAGAAATTGATGGCTACCAAGGCTACGAATGTTCTAATTTAGGAAGAATTAAAACATTTAATTGGAAAAATACGGGTAGGGTTGCAATTATGAAGCCAGCACTTGACAGTTCGGGATATTTACGAACTGTATTAAAACGAAACGATGGCAAATTATGTACGATAAAAGTGCATAGAATTATTTTGCAAACATTTAATCCAAATAACAATAGTAATATTTTAGAATGTAACCACAAAAATGGAATCAAAAATGACAATAATATTTTGAATCTTGAATGGGTTACACGAAAACAAAATTTACAACATTGCAAGGATAACAATTTACAATATGTTTTAAGAGGAGAAGAGGTAGGTAATTCTGTTCTAACTTCAACAAAAGTACTTGAGATAAGAAGCAAATTTATTCCAAGAAAATACTCAAGAACAAGATTAGCAAAAGAGTATGGAGTTTCTGAAGCAACAATTAAAGATGTACTTTATAAAAGAAGTTGGAAACATATATGATAACTATTAACAAAAAATATATCCCCCTGTTTAGCGAAAGTAGTAGATACTTCGTTATAACGGGGGGGCGATAAGTGGGAGCGGGAAATCGTTTGCCCTAAACTCATTTCTTTTGCTTCTAACGTACGAAGTAGGGCATACCATACTATTTACCCGTTACACATTAACTTCGGCTCATATCTCAATTATTCCCGAATTTGTGGAGAAGATTGATATGGCGGAATTGCATAATGACTTTAGCATTACCAAAGATGAGATTATAAATCTTCGTACTGGTAGTAAGATTCTATTCAAAGGAATCAAGACTTCTTCAGGTACTCAAACTGCAAACTTAAAATCGTTACAAGGTGTTACGACTTGGGTACTTGATGAGGCAGAAGAATTAGTTGAAGAAGATGTATTTGATAAGATTGACTTATCAGTTCGTAATTTCTCCAAGCAGAATAGAGTAATCCTTATTCTCAATCCGACAACAAAGGAGCATTTTATTTACTCAAGATTCTTTGAGCAAAAAGGAGTTGAAGCTGGAGCTACATTATCCAAAGGCGATACGACTTATATTCACACGACTTACTTAGACAATAAGGAATACTTATCCGATTCATTCCTTAATCAGATTGAGCAACTTGAGAAAAGCAATCCTAAAAAGTACCAACATACAATTCTTGGAGGATGGCTTGACAAAGCGGAAGGTGTAGTATTTACCAATTGGAAATTCGGAGCTTTCAATCCTGATAACTTGCAGACTTCATTCGGGCAAGACTTTGGTTTCTCTATCGATCCAACTACATTAGTAGAGGTAGCAATTGACAAAAGCAAACGTAAGATTTATGTCAAGGAGCATTTGTATAAGCCAAAGCTAACTACTTCAGAAATTGCGGTGATTAATACGCAAATTTGCGGTAAAAATCTTATCATTGCAGATAGTGCAGAGCCAAGACTAATTGCAGAACTTCAGAGCCAAAAGTGCAACATCCAGCCTACGGAGAAAGGAGCGGGAAGTATTACTGCTGGTATTGCCTTGATGCAAGACTTTGAGATAGTGCTTGAGCCTAACTCAATGAATATTGCAAAGGAATTTAACAACTACATTTACTCGGATAAGAAGTCAGGCTTAGTGATAGATAATTTCAATCACGCCATTGATGCTATTCGATATAATGTTTTTTATCACTTATCTAATCCGAACAAAGGTCAATACTTTGTGTATTAGAGTAACAAAGATTTTAATAACTCGTTTATAAATTATGAAGATAGAATTAGATATTCCAACTGATTTAAGTGAAATTACTCTTGGTCAATACCAAAAGTTCTTAAAGGTAGTAGAGGATAATGAGGAGTCTGAATTTGTGCATCACAAAATGGTAGAGATATTCTGCGGTGTAAGCCTAAAGAATGTTTCTAAAATAAAGCACAAAGATTTGAGCTATATTATAAGCAATATATCTGCCTTGTTTAATGGCAAGCACGATTTAGTTCAAAGATTTAAAATTGACAATACAGAGTTCGGATTTATTCCAAACTTAGATGATATTACATCTGGCGAATATATGGACATTGATTCATATATAACCGATTGGGCAAGTATGCACAAGGCTATGTCGGTGCTATTTAGACCGATTGTAAGTAAAGCTGGAGCAAGATACTCCATTACCGATTACGATGGAACATCCGAATACGGAGAGCTTATGAAGCGAATGCCATTAAGTGCGGTTATGGGATCGATGGTTTTTTTTTATCATTTAGGAAACGAGTTACTGAAAAGTATTCTGACCTATTTGGAGAGCAATCAGGAGGCAATGAGTACTCTGAACAAGCTCAATTTGGGCAAAGATGGGGATGGTATTCATCTATCTATGCTCTCTCTCAAGGAGATGTTAGAAGATTTGATGAAATTTCCAAGCTTTCCATCTTTACTTGTTTGACCTATTTAACATTTGAAAAACAAAAGAATACATTAGAAGCTAATATGCTAAAGCAAAAATAATATGGGTTACTACTTCATAATTGACAAGTTAAAAACTTACTTAAAAGCTACCGATTTTATTAATACGGTAACTACTGGAGATTTGACATTTATAGATAATGCCAAGCAAACTATATTCCCATTAAGCCATATTATTGTAAATAATGCAACTCCAAGCGAGCAAACATTAAGCTTCAATATATCTATCCTTTTTATGGATATTGTTGATGAGAGCAAGTCTGCAACTATTGATGTATTTGAAGGCAATGATAATACTCACGATGTTTTAAATACTCAATTAGATTTAGCCAATAGAACTTATAGCGATATGCTACGAGGAGAGCTTTACGATGATTTAGTACAAATAGGAGGGAATCCAACTTGCGAGCCTTTTGTGGATCGTTTCGAAAATTCAATAGCTGGATGGACTTTAACATTTGATGTTATTATTCCTAACGATATGACTATTTGCTAATGCAATTAACGGAATCGCAAAAGGTAATTAAGAAATATAGAGATTATGTAATTCAGCAATCAAGAAGTAACTTGTCAAAGCTGAAACATAATAATACTGGTAGCCTATATAAAAGTATTAAAGGCGAAGTATTACAAGATAAGAACTACTTTATAGTTGGTTTTGAATATGATTACTACGGAGAGTTTTTAGATAAAGGTGTAAAAGGAAAAGCAAGTTCTGCAAAAGCTCCCAATAGTCCTTATAAGTTTGGTAATAAAACTGGCAGAAAAGGAGGTTTGACTGAAGGAATCCAAAAGTGGGTTAAGCAAAAAGGCATTCAGTTTAGAGATAAGAAAAGTGGCAAGTTTTTAACTTATAAGTCAACTGCTTTTATTATAGCAAGAAGTATTTATATGACTGGCATTAAGTCAAGCTTTTTCTTTACTAAACCTTTTGAAGCTGGATATAAAAAGTACATTCAAACCGATTTAGTTAAAGCTCTTAAAATAGATTTAGCAACAATAGTAGATAACGGAATAACAAAAGCAAAATGATAATTAATGCAAGAAGTCCTTACTTTATAACGGTAAACGAAAGCGGACAAGTAGGTAGTAGAATAGAGATATTTCTTTGGAA